GTATTCTCCATATCCCAAGCGGTTCAGGACGCACCTAGCCTTAGCCAGGTGCCTTAACGATTACATCCCAGTGCGGACGAGGATCGACCCGCCAGCCGTTCGTGGGGAGGGCGCTAGCTTCGCCACCCTCTTGCGCGGTATCGCACCCACTGATGCCACAGTTCCGCTTCTCACGGGTGCCGCTGTCGTCTTGCATTTACCCAGCATCCCGCCAGTCCCGGAAAAGCAAAAGCCCCTAAAGTCCAGTGCTCTCCGTGGCTGCAACACGGTGCCTTTCGGCCAGAGCACGGGCTTTAGGGGCCTGTGATCATTGTCAATGTTGCAGCCAATGACAGAAGTCATTCTACACGCTCACTTGGCGCTGTCAAGCGCCGCAATCGTTGCAAATGCAGAACCAATGGCATCACATAGCGCGGGCCATTCTTCGGGGTTGATGGATATGCCCTTGCGCTCCCCCATCTGCTCAAGCACTACAAATGCCCCGGCGCCTTCGTCCGATATGCTGATCTTCGTGGCGTATTCGCTGTAAATAGCTTCCCCCTCAGGAAACACGATTACGGATTCAATGATGGTCCGATATTTCATGATGGTCCGATATTTCATGCTTCCTCCTTGGGCAGCACCCTGTACTCCCACAACCCAGCGGCGACGTACCTGCGCTCTACCGTGTGTGAACCGAACCTCTCTTTGCGCAGATCACGCAGCCGAGCACTGACTGACGCCTCCGGGGACTGGGCAGCAATGGCTATGGCTGTCAGCCTGCGCCAGCGACCGTCCAGCATGACAGACCAGACCCGGCCTAGTTCGTGGCCTAGGCGGGCTGAGTCGCGGCAATGGTCGTAGGTCGAGCCGTCGAACCAGGGGTCGGCGATCAGTTCAAGCTGCATCGAATCCGCTCCTTTGCCAGAATGGGCCCTCGGTCTCACAGGCTTCGGCCAAACGGATCAGAACCGCCGCCAAGTCAAGGGCTTCGGCATAGACCGCGCCTAGTTTGTTCGATCGGACCGCTTCGATCAGCTCGTGCCACTCCTCAAGCGCTACGCCCATAGATTCGTGCGTGCTGGTGGGTGGGCCGTACTTGGCTTTGGCGGCTAGGATTCGCTGATGTAGCGCGCCCTCTGTGTCAAAGTGGTTTGTCAGCATGTCCCCTCCTCTACCTCTTCGCTGAAAATGCCCCACGCCTTACGCCTGCGCTTCATTAGGGCTTCGTACTTTGCATAGGCCGCCGTCTTCGTGGGGCTAAACCCAATGTACTTGCACCAATAATCATTCTTCAAAAGAGTCTTGCAAACACGACGCCAGCTAGGAACCTTGCCTGCATTTTCCAATTTGATCGGTACTTCATCGCCGTCAGGAAGACCGTCGGGGTAGCCTCTGCTTTTGTACCATTGAATGTAATAGGCGATTTTGTGCTTGTAGTGTTCGCGTGTCTTTGGCGGGGTGCTGTCAAGAATCGATAACGCAAACGACTTCCAAGTATGGCCTGGTGGCAACTGGATTGTGTGATTGCCCATCATCGACCCGCGCGTGTTGGCGTACAGTTTTCCGGTGTTAGCGCCATTCGCTCGAAGGACCAGTTTCGCCCATACGGCGGGCTCGATCACTTGGTAAAGCCACATCCCTTTGCGTGACTCCTCGCCAAATGGCTCGCATATCCGCATCTGATGAAGCGTCATCCCGGCTTGATGCATGAAGTCATAGAGTTTGTTGTATGGCTTCTCCGTCTTGCCGTGATAGGTCCAAATGTCCTCGGTCACCCAGTCATAGATCGGATATATGTTCCATAGGTCATCGACGACATTCGTTGTGAACATGCGACCTTCAAACGTCGGCTTGTCTCTTGCCAATGTGCGAAAACGATTCAGGCTTTCTTGAGCGCGAATGCCGACGAAACATGCCGTTCGCTCGCCGTTCGCAAACCACTTCCCAAATGCCGGGACGAACTCCTCGAACATGATGCCGTCATACCAGAACGGGAAACGCGATCCATCCGTGATGCTCAATGGATCAGGATCGCGCACCCACAGATTGCGCTTCTTGGCATCCCACGACTGCCATTCCGGCTCGTGAGCAGAACAGGCATTCCATGTCTTGATAGGAACAGCGCACCAGTAAGGCTCAATGCAGTCAGCATAGTCTGTGAACACTTGCCGAGCAAAGTTGATGGTATGCGTGAATTGAGCCTCCCAATCAAGAAAGAATAGCCCGACTTTCCGGCCACGCCTGCGCGCCTCAGACAACACCAAGTGAGCCATAACGCCGGAGTCTTTGCCGGCGCTGAAACTGCAATAGATTCGCGGGAAGTTGTCAAACGTCCATTCAATACGCTCCTGCGCCGCCGTCAATACATCGATGCCGAGCGACCATTTAGGCATAGGTGCGCTCCCAATATTCGATTGCCAAGCGCGCTTGTTCGTTCGCCGCATCTTGCTGGGTCTGCGTCAGATGACCCCATGCCTCGCGCACGATATCTTCTGGACATTGAATAGCCATCGCTACGGCGGCGTGACCTATCCAGGGCTTACGGTTCGTTTCCATCTTGGTCAAGTGATGCTCACATGAATACTTCCATGCGTCTGCCACCTTGAACATCCAGCTTCCATAGAGCATGTGATCGCCCGTAAATGCGATTGCTCTTTGCAGCCAATCGCTTTTGTCTTTCACATTGCCCCACATGTTGAAGTTAACTTCTTCCCACTTCCAAAATGGGTGATGGAGCTCGAAAAGATCACTCGTCGTCAGCAACATTGACGCCTTCCACTTCTTCAAACGAGGTTGCTTGCCATGCTTCCGAGAAAGATCGGTCCGCGAAAAGTCCAGCTAGGCCAGTGACCTGTGTCAGCCGCAGAACCTCGTCGGCGTCCATCCCTAGTTCCGTAGCGATCTTGGCGTCGGACCAAAATCGCCGCTTCAACTCGACAACAATGTCGGCCATCGATGAGACTTTGTGCTCACCCCGGGCGCGGTTATGGCGGATCGTCGCAGCCATGCGGTCTGACTTGTCGCGCCTGTCGGCGTTGATGTTCACCACGGGCAGATAGCCGTGAATACGCTCACGCACGTCCGTACATTCCTTGCCTACGCGATGCCTGTGGAAGCCGTCAATCACTTCATTGATCTCCGCGCCGCTGTCCCTCATGGCGACAATGGGCTGCGTGTACCCATCGGCTTCAATCGATAGGCGCAATAACTCCATCTCTGGAGGAGCTACGCTATTCGGGTTGTAGTCGTTAGCATAGACACTTGTGTTCGGCACCCAGCGGACGAAGTCCACAGGCTCTCGCCTGAATGGGCTTACCTCGTGCAACATGGCGCGAATCGCATTCAATGCCTCGACTCGCTCTTCTAGCGGGACAACTGCCAACCCTGCAATGATCGGCGCTACGTCGCGGACGATATCTTCGGCGCGCACCACTTCAAAAAGATTAAGCGTCATTTCCTGAACCATCTCGGCTTGATCTCCCGTAGCCTATAGACCTGTAGGCGCGGCATCTGTCGCCACTTGCTCACGGCCTGCCTAGATATACCCAAGAGCCGGGCCAACGCGCTAATGCTGCCTGCTCGGGCGACTGCTTCTTGCTTGTCCATATTGGCATGATAGGGCAGGATCGTGAACACGTCAACATAAATTGCGCAACGGGGGTTGACAACGATTCTGACCTAGCCTACAGTTCAGTCACGCCAATGAGGCGTACACACTGGAACCGACGCAAATGACACACTCTGAACTGATACGCGCCGCCCACGACCTGGCCTGTGCCGATGCGCACCGGCTGGCAAACCGGATTACTTCCTACGATGCGACCCTGCTCGAGGAGGAAACAGTCACCATCCTGAACGCAGTCCTTGAGCTGCTGGTGATGCGGGCAAACTTCCCGAGCAAGGAATGGGTCGCCGCTGTCCTGTACGACGCGCTGGCTGAAATGAAGCCGGCCATTGAATCGCGGGAGGTCGCATGAAAGACGACGGCGGTCCGGCGTTTCCACTGCATACGCCAAGGACGCATGAACACGCGAGCGAAACTGGATATCTTGGAACTGATTTCACAATGGGCATGACCCTGCGCGACTACTTCGCGGCCAAGGCGATGCAGTCAATGTTAGGTATGGGCTATGCAGAAGTCACCGACATGACGGGGACACACAGAATGAGCGAGGCTGCGTACATCATTGCTGACGCCATGCTGAAAGCGAGGGAAGAATGAGCGCCTGCACCGTCTTCTACGACGACGAGGAATGGACCGTGGACTATGACTACAGCCCCGGTCGTCCCGGTGTCCACACCCTACGCAATGGCGATCCGGGCTACCCGGATGAGCCGCCCGAACTGTGGATCAACGTCGTGCGCAATAGCGTCTATGCGATTGATTTTCAGAAGCTACCCCAGCACGACCAAGACGACATCGAGCAGCAAGTGATCGACCACGAATACGACAAGTCCCGCGCCGAAGAAGTGACGATGTACGAAGCGTGGGCGCAAAACAGGGGGATTGACCCGTGAGCATCATCTTCCATGATTCCGAGATCGACGCCGAGCCAGCCGACCCTAAAAAGGTCGATTGGTACGGCTGGCTGGCTGACCGGTTCATCCTGGTGCTGGCTGGATGGTTCTGCGCCTTTATCTTGTGGAGCTGCATCTTATGGAGCCGCATATCGTGAACTGCAAACCCGGTGACCTGGCGATTGTGATCCACACCACGCCGACCTTCCGCGAGTTCCTCGGTCACGTCGTTCGCGTCAAGGACTTAGCCATGACCAAACGTGGAAACATGGCTTGGCAGACCGACCCCCAGTTCGTCAAGGACGGTACGGTCGTGCTCGCCAATGACGAGTGCCTGCGCCCGATCAAGTGGAGTGGTGAGCGCGACGAGATGCTGCGCATTGCGAAGGTGAAAGCATGACCGAGATCACGCATGAGTTCAAGGTTGGATCGCTTTGGGAAGAGGGGCCTTGGGAGTTGATCGAGAACTATGATGCGAGTGAATACGGAGGCCCTCCATGCCCCCATTGTTTCAATATCCGCAAGGTGACTCACAAACGACACGACGGTTCGACCTACGAAGAAGGACGTTATACCTGTCCCGCCGTCATCGTGTTGTCTAACGAGTGTGGACATAACTCAACAGGACTGTGCCTAGATTGTCTGCTCGATGCGGTCAGATCAATAGGAATAAGGTCGATATGAACACCACCACCCGCCGCTTCCCGCGCACGATGGCTGAGGCGTTCCCTAGCCAGCATCCTGGATCGATCTATCTCGACATGAGCCTGCGCGCGATCTTCTGGCGCTGGGTGAGGAGGTTTTGTGGAGCGTAAGCACCAGAAGCCCGAGGTGACCCCATTGGCCGAAGACAACTCGTGCATCGCTGCCAGCTACGTCGAGGGCTGGCAGGCCAAGCTAGCAAAGGGCACGCTCGAAGTCGAATCGCACGTCCTAGTGACGCCGTGGGGAGAGTACGAAAGGCAGTTTGTGCGGTGCGCCACTAAGTTAGGCGAGGTCTTGGCAGCTACCGTGACAGGAACGATCTATGACGCCGCTACGGGACTGAGCATGACCTCGCCACTGAGGATCAAGACGTGAACCAGATCGCAGGAAATCTAGGTCCAGACTGGACCGCACAGTTTCAACAGGCACAGGAAGCGGGCCTCCAATCGCATCCACACAACCGGAGCAGGAACATGAAGATCGGTCAAATGATGTCATCGAAATACGTGAAGAAGGACGACGTGGACCCAGCATTGCTGGTGACGTTCGCCAAGTTCAGCCACGAGAACGTGGCCCAGGAGAACCAGCCCGAGGAGTTGAAGTGGGTCGCCTACTTCGAAGAGATGGATAAGGGCTTGGTCTTGAACAGCACCAACCTTCAACTGGCCGCCCAGGCCCTCGGCTCGGACGATACGGACGACTGGATCGGGCACCAGGTCGTGCTCTATAACGATCCGAACGTGAGTTTCGGGGGCAAGCTGACCGGGGGGGTACGGATCAGGGCTCCCAAGAAGACCAAGCCAGCACCTAAGTCTGTCAAGCCGACCGTGCCGCTGGAAGAGATGAATGACGACGTACCGTTCTGATGAAACCCCTACCAGACTTCAGTGACCTTGAGTTGATGGCCGCCCGTGGACGGAGGTCCATCCTCATGCAAGCCAGAAACGAGACCATTGAAGCCTTGCGCGACGCCTACACGGAACTGCAAGGGTCCGACATAGGCTCGATGGCCGATGTCTGCGTGAAGATGCGGTCTTTGCTGGATATGCTGGGCGATATAGGTGCTCGCTGGGCGGAGTACAAGTGAGGTACTACGCTTTCCTGCGTGGGGTCGAGGACGGCCACAAAGCCATCCTGAAAGCCTGGGCGACGGTCAAACCCTGGCTTTCGGATGGACGCGAGTTTGAGCTGGTCATCTCACTAGCTACCCGCTCGAGCGAACAGAATGCCAAGCTCCACGCCGAACTGTCCGAGATCGCGCACAGTGTCGAGTGGGCCGGAAAGAGACGAGACGTGGAGACATGGAAGCGTCTGCTGACCGCTGCTTGGCTGAGGGCCAAGGGCGAGCCTATCGAGATGCTGCCAAGTCTGGATGGGCATGGAGTTGATATTGTGTTCAGGCGCACTTCACAACTGACCAAGAGCGAATGTGCCGACCTGATCGAGTATGTGATGGCGTGGAAAGCTACCCAGTGAACCAGTCCTACACCAAAGCCGAGCGCGCCCACCTTGAGCGGGTCAAGTCTTTGCCGTGCTCAGTCTGTGACCTGCCCGGACCGAGCGAGGCTCACCACTGCGAGCAGTCTCAGGCTTGGACCTGTGTTGCCCTATGCGAGTCCTGCCATCGCGGTCCGATAAACGGTTGGCACGGCCAGCGCAGAGCATGGAAACTGCGCAAACTCGATGAGTTGGGCGCCCTCAATATCACGATCAAACGATTGATGGAGCAAACATGACACCAAAGCTGCCGGAGCCCGGAGTATTGATTCGCGGATATGGCCCCGCCTACGGAACTGCTGATGGCGACGGTGGGGCGTTCACCGCCGATCAAATGCTCTCCTTCCACGACCAAGGCTACCGAGAAGGGCTGGAGCGGGCGGCGCAGATTGCCGGCGAATTCCACGCATGGTTCAAGGGGCTGGCCGCAGCAATCAGGAAGGAGATTCCATGAACGTCGATCAGATCATGGTTCTGGCGAAATCAGAAGCCGCGTTGCGAGAGGAAGTCGCACGCCTGCGCGCCGAGAACGAGGCGCTGCGAGAGGATGCGGAGCGGTATCGGTGGCTTGCAAAAGAGCATGGCTGGTGGTTGCTGAAACATTTTGCTGCCGTGCGGCCATACGTTGACGCCAGCGAAGTGATTGACGAATCAATAGACGCAGCGAGGAAGACATGACCGAGCGCATTTTGACAGACGCCAATGGTAGAAAACACATCACCACCGAACCCGAACCTTCGTTGACGGAACTAAATCGCCTGGAAAGCCTATTGGCGAGTCATGCCGATACGGTGGCATCTGCACATAGAAACTCAGGAATGCCTGACCCGAAAATTGACGCGAACGACTTTCGAGAAGCGATCTGGCAACTGTCTTACAAAATCAATGAGCTGCGGTTCGCACTCGCAGCGCAGCCCAGTGAGCCAAAGACGTACACCGAAGGACATTGCGCCAACAAGAAACAGCCAGGAGGTTGCCAACTGCACAACCTGCAATGTGGTTATCCAGACTGTGATCGCCGACCGGTGAAAGTAGCGCTGCCCAGTGAGCCGGCGGCGTCGAAGCCCGTCTCTGACGAAAGCCCGACATTCATGGGAGAGCCCGTGCTACCACGATGGAAGCCTTTGAGCAGAGATAAGTCACGACTGGCGTTGTTTCAGTCGATGCACGACCGCAAGTACGGGAACCCCGGCGACGACAAGCTGATGCTTGAATGGCTGTGGGAACACGGATATGCATTGTGCGAGAAAGCCTACGCCGCCGCACCCCCGGTGCGCACGCTGACGGATATGGACTTCATCAAACTGTGGGGGCATCGCTCTGATGGCCCGGAGAATCACGAGATCATCAGCTTTGGCCGCGCCATCGAAGCGGCGATCAGGAGCAAGACAGATGCTTCCTGACGACCTTTTTCTTGACCCGCTTGATAGCGACCGCTCTAGGTGGACTCGGGCACACTGCCGGCTGGTTGCTGACAGTCTGAGCCTTTGCACGGTCTACACTATCCACACTATGCACGAGCCCGCGAGATGGCCCCCGCTCAGTCGGCCCCACCCCGTGACCAGGGCCTGTCGATGGGCTTGGTCCTGGGCTGCCGTGATTCCCGAGGTGGCCGTGATCGGCATGGCCGTCGTGGCCTTTACCGTGGTCACCGTGGCCCATGCCGTGGCCGCCCGCATAGGCGGGAAGCGCAAGGGCGAAGAGTAGGGCGAGCTTCAAGCTGCCGGCGTATTCGCCTGGACCGCCGCAGCCAGAGCCGCAGTCTGCCCAGCGATATCAGCCGACAGCGCAGTCAACGCAGCCGGATCTCCAGAAGCGATAGCGGCGTCGAGCTGGGCCTTGAGCCCGTTGAGCAGGGTAATCGCGCTGGCGATGACGGTATTCTCAGCGGCAACAGCAGCTTGAAGATCAGTAAGTGCGGACATGATTTTCCTTTGGTTGTCGAGGATTTCGTACAGGATTGTACGGTTGGCGGGTAACAGGAACAGATCGAGGATATTCACGGAGCCGTCAGTTTGTTGTAACTGGCTTCACAGGCTGCCCCGGCGATGCCTCTTTGGTCGCTGATGGCAGCATAGCGTCGAGCAAGGCTTGTAACTTGCTCGAACACGTCGGCAAGCATTCCACTGGGACTACTGGCTGCTGCGCTTGGGGCGGAAGCGGCGGCGGACGCACCACAACTAAGGAGGAGCTGTGCGTACCGCACCCTGAGCCGATCAGCAGCGCTACGGGCAGAATCAGCATCAGCCTGCGCATGGTCCCTCGCTTGCTGGGCTAGGCGAGCTATTTCCGCTTGCGCTGCGACTTGGCGTGCAGCTTCGGCACTCGCGGCGCTGGCGACGGCGGCACGCTCGGCGTCCCATCGCTGCTGGACGGTAGCGGCTCCGATGTTGCGCTCGTACTTGACGAACGCGGCGAGCCCGAGGCCCAGCGCCAGAACGAGCCCCACCAGTGCGATAAGTCTGGCTTCCACATCACTGCAAGGCCGCTGCCTGCGCCTTCAACGCTTCGACCGATGCTTTCCTAACCGCCGCTTGCTGGGCGGCTTGGCTGGTGAGCGAGGCGTCAAGGTCGAGGTGCGCAAGTTCGTTGAGCGCCTTCGTGGCCGTCTGAATAAGACGAGTCTCCAGTGTCGTCCGAAACCTGGCATACCAGTTACCGATCAACGCCCCCACGGCTAGAGCGATCAGGACAGCGATAACGGCAAATTCAGTCATTGTTTCTCCTATGGATAGAAACAGCGGCGCCCGGATTTCGGGGGCACGGATTGGACATGGCACCAGCCCTTTGTAGCTGCTGGGTGTTCCATCCACAACCCGATAGCCGCCAAGGTTCCCTGACCCTTCTCGCTCAGGAGCCAGTCATCCAAAAGCCCATCCGGGTCGTATAGGTCGATGGCTTGTCCGGTCATGTGCTTGCTGTTGGGTGCTGCGTTGGGCACGTTGCAATTGTAAGACGGAGGCCGCCAGCCGGATGTAAGCAATGAGTCTGTCTTGGGATTGGTCGGGATGACTACGCCGAACAGAGCCGACGTGTCGAGCAGCTGCTGGGCTAGGGCGATCATCCTCTTGGCGTTGGTTTCAATGGCCGGCGTCATCTCGGTGGGGCAGGTAGCGTCCCGTCCCATCCAGTAGTCGGCCAAGGTAATCAAGGTTTCCCTTTCCAGGCCTCGATAGCCTGAAGCAGCACAAGAGACCCGCTCCACGTCACGGCATATAGTCCCATCTCCTCGATGGTCACCTTGTCATTCACGGTGCGTGCGAACACGGTCCAGGTGTGCGTCATCAGGCAGATGAAAGCCGCCAGACGCCCCCAGGACAATTTGCTGTTGTCGGCCCGTAGAAACTCTGACCAGTCGAAGTCATCCCGAGCCTGCGCCTTGTAGAAAACGACGATGAACAAGCCGCCCATAAACATCAGCGACAACAGCGGGATCAGTCGTTCAAACGCAAAAGCGTTGAACAGGGATGCCGCTGCTGCGAGATAGTCAGGGCCGTGCATGTGGGTTTCCGGTTCCGTTCAACAGATTGTTACGCTCGATGATCCGATCCAGTTTCCCTTCGATCTTATCGAGACGGTCGCTCATGTCGTGCATATTGGTTAGATCACGAGCATCTTGACGGTCATCACGTTTGACCTGTTCAGAGATTTGATACTCTATAAGACCCAAACGCTGATCTTGCTTCTGCACATAGATGACCGCAGACAGAAGCAGCATCACCGTCGTAACGATATGCCCTAGCTGGATTTCACGCGAGAAATGCCAGCCGTTTCGCTTGGGAGGTTCAGTATCCATGAAGTCAGTTTCGGGCATTTTCTGTCTCCACCGCTACTGTAAAACGTGACGTATTAGTAGCTCGGATACCACTTGCCGGTGGTCGAGTCATAGGTCATTATTAGCGTCTTCAACGCGACCGCCGTGCTCGCCAATGCGATGTTGCCGGTCGTGTCCGTCACCCAAGTAGCCCCCGCGCTTGGGATGATCTTGATCTCACCCCCGCCTGCCGTAGAGATCGCAGACGGCACCGTAATGGTCTTGACCGTCGTGGCGCCGCTCACAAAACAAACCGGCGTCGTCGGGGCAATGGTGTTTGAACTGCTGATCGTGGGCGCCGGTGAACCGTTCCCATGCAGACCAGACACCAGACTCTGGCAGCGAACTTGATTGCTGACGCTCAGGTTGTAGAACGCAGGCCAATAGGCTGACAGGCTGTTGCTATGCGGATAACCACCGCTGAACGTAGATCCTCCATCCGTTGACTTGCGGATGAAGTAACTGATTTTGTACGTCGAGGTCGCATCTGGTGCTGTCCACGATCCCGTTACCGTAATCGTGTTGCTGGTGTTGCTTTGGATTCTCTGGGGGACGTTGGACGATCCCGTGCCCCCCGTGATCTTGATGTAGGCGCCGGTCCACTGATCGACGGTCCAGTTCTTCGCGGTATCGATGAGAGTCCCTGGGCCGCCAACCGATCCGCCAGTGGCGGTCCCAGACTCATCGGGATTCGTCAAGTCTCCAATCTTCGAAGTTACCCATGAGTCAGCAGAAAATACCGTGGTCGGCCCGAGGTAGTAATCCGAGACATAGGTAGGATTGACGTAGATTGGCGTCCTGAGTTGCCGATTCAGTGGAACCGACAGGATCAGACTGCCGACGTTCAAACCCCGCTCTCCGGCAATCGTGATGGCTGTATCAGCGCCCGGAGCTTCACCCTCCATGAACTGGACACTATCCGCCTGCGCCTGTTGAAGACCAATGGTTGTGTATCCAAGAGGGGTGAAATTGGCGAACTTCGTACCACTACCCGCCGCCGCAGAAACAAGTCCCGCCCCGCTACAGAACAGGGTGTAGATCGTCCCGCACGTCACGACGTTGCCGTCAATGTCGTAAGCCGTAAATCCTGAGTTGGCGCAGTTGGCAACCATCACATTGTCGATGTTGCCGTAGGTGCCGAACTCTGTTGTCCTGCGACCTAGCCGGATGCCCCGTGTCAGGTTCACATTGTTGTTGCAGTCGATGTAGAGGTTTTGCAGTTCGATCTTTGCCGCGCTGCCGTCGTCCTCCATTACATAGAGTGCCGTGCTTCCAGGGGCGACTTTGAACCGAGTGCCTTCGAGCGACTTGCCCTTGAGCTTGACACCGTGCGCCAGTTCGAGAATGCGCGTCCCACTGCCGGATATAAGATACGTTCCATCCGGGATTTCCAGTTCTACCGAAAAACCGCCGAACGCATTGAACGCAGTTTGCAAAGCCCCCGTGACGTCGATACTTGCAGTTCTAGATTGAACATCATTGATCTGTGCGGCGTTGAACCAATTGAATACGCTAACCAATTGATTGAGCTTGTAGCCGACCGTGCCAAATGAATAAGCATTGTTTACCGCATATCCCACAACCCCCGCGCCAGACGTATTGTTTGCGTTAGAAGCAACTAGCGCCTCATAAGCAAGCAATTCAACCATTCCAATAGGCGCGACAATGTTGTCGTAAGTACCGATCAGATTATTCAGACTATCGGTAAGCGTGAACTTGTAAGCCGTCCCCTGCGTCAACCAGATTTCATTCGCCAGTCTTCCCGTCGCATCAAGGATGATCGGATTGGCGTTAGGTGTTCCTCCGGTACTGTCCGTGTAAGTTGCTGTTGGAGTGCTCGTTCCAGCAGCATAAGTGTTGATTTTTCCCCCAGCCAAGGGGAGTCCCGTTGACGTGAAGCCTTGCCAGCCGTTGAAGATAGGACTAAGGTTGACGGCCATCAGATGATCCGATAGGTGAACTGATAGGCGAACTCAAGAGCGGCAGCGTCAGGAGCACGCCATAGCCAGGTTGCCCGCTTATTGGTAGTGTCCGCAGTGATCGAGGCCGCGAACGGGCTCGACGTACCTAGATAACAAACAGCAGTTCCTGCACACGCCTCCCACGCATTGGTAAAGTTGGAGGCAATCGGTAGGCTCATCCCCAGTTGAGTGAGAGCAGGCCCAGCAGTCGGGGTGATATAGACCACCCCCGAAACCGTGACGATTGGCCCGACGCGCATGTATTGCGCCACGTTCGCCGTACTTGATGTGATGTTGGTTGTGTTGGTCAGTGTCGGCGTATAGGTCGATCCAATGACGTTACCGGCAGGATTAGCTCCATAGGTCTGCGCCCCGCTCCATGTCCACGCACCACTAACTGTGGGCGGATTCAGCGCCGTGATGACTCCGGCGTTGATAAACAAAATGTCCGCGTTCGAGTCCCCCGCCGTGACGTTCCCTGTGGCCTGGAAGTCCTTGACCACGGTCTTGCCCGCAGCATCTACCGTGAGCGCCCCTGAACCGACGTTCAAGGTATTCGCCGGCCCCCCGAGGACCGTGTTACCTGCTGCGGTCAGATTGTTGAAGTCCCCAATCCCGCTGATGTTGTCGTAGGTGGCGAGGATATTGGACAGGCTATCTGTCAGGACGAGCTTGTAAGACGTCCCCTGCGTGAGCCAGATTTCGGAGGGTGGTCTGCCGTCCGAGCCTAGAACGATGGGGTTATTGTTGGCGACGTTGCCTAGATAGGTCGTATACGTCGCTGCCGGAGTGCTCGACCCCGCCACGTAGGTATTGAGCAATCCGCCGGCCAAAGGCTGCCCGGTCGCGGAAAAGAATTGCGCTCCGTTGCCGATTGGGGATAGAGTTACTGGCATGGAAGCCTATCAATGGTTCATTATCTGCGACGCAGTATTTGCAGTAATCGTAGCCAGGAGCGAAGACTTAGGCTTCATTGTTGGGGCCTGTTACGCTCATTTCCTGCGCCCAAGGCTCCAGCCTTCGCGCCGAACTGCTCTATATTTGGAAGCGGAATCTGCCGAGCGGCTTTGCCTACCGATGGCGACACGGCTTGATTGACGAGATTCGCCGCTCTTGAACTTTGCAGGCTTTGCTGCGCCGCACCAGCAGCAGCAGAAAACCCAGGGACCATCTTGGCGCCGCTCAAGACCGCATTCAACGGGCCTCCTTGGACGGTCCCTCGCACTAGATTAGCTGCTGCGCCTGCGGTGTTGGAGTAATTCACCGCTGCTGCTGCTGGGGCGTATTTGGCGTCTTCCGCCACTTCTGCTAACTGACGAAGCGTGCCGAACTTATCTGGACCCAGCACGGTTTTCATGCGCGCCGCCATGTTGGGATCGTTCACGAAGTTTCTTAGCGTCGCTTGACCCAACACAGCGTTGTCTGCGCTCAAAGCCGGGGCTGCTTTGTTCTTGATGTGCGCCATGACAGAATCCTGCAAAGGACCCACTGCATCTGGATTGGTCTTTTGCAGCATCCCCATCATGTTAACGATCTCGGATTGATTGCCTTGAAGGACATATTTCTGGATGAACTTGTCCGGCTCGACGCCACTGACCGCCGCTCGAAGCGCAGGGGTCTGATCCAGCGTTGCAAACCGAGCCGCCGCCGCTTGTCTCGCCTGCCGCGCCAAGTTTGCCGCTTCGGCGCCCTCAACGCTCCCACCGGCCCCGTTGACAATGGCATTCTGTACCGATTGCCTTAGTTCATTGAGCGCACTAGCCTGTGCTTTCATGGAGGGGTCGTAATTCTTGTTGATGACCTTGATGAGATTCTCAGCGTCGTCAATGGAAAATGTCTTTTGCTGGGTGCCTTTAAGAAGACCTAGACCTTCAAACTTCCCACGAATAGCACCGGGGATCACTTCGCCATAGTCACCCAGCACCTTGGCGTAGTCTTGGGCTAGACCCTGTAGTGGAACGTCAAGCGTCTTTCCGGTCGAGTCCTTGAACGCTTTGTAGGCTCGGCCTACGCCACGTTGCGCGGCTGCGTCCGCTTGTTGCAGCGTCTGGAGAATAGGAGGCGCTGCGGTCACGATATCCTGTCCTTGTCTGGCTCCCAACGCATCGAGGTTTGCCACCAAGGCCTTGTTCTGCGCCGCCAGGGTATTGGTGATCGGTTCTCCAACCCCAGCGATCCCGCGAAGGTTCTGTTCCATCGCAAACTGCATCGGGTCGCGTGTGATCTGCCCGTTGAGCATGGGTACGGGAACGGGAAGTGTCTGGGCCCTCACAAGCCTGGTGGTCGCTTGTGAGTCCACTGGCTTACCGGACTCGACCGATTGCTGAACGATCTTCTTCAGCCCATCGTAAAGATCGGGGCTGACCTTTTGAGCATCCGTTCCCGCCTCTGCCATTGCTCTGGATACGATAGCGTCAGCATCATTGGCAGTCAGTTTAGTGACCATGCTCTTGACACCCGAGATCGCGGAATTGAGCGCGCTCGAGATGCCATAACCCAGAACACCACCGACCGCTCCACCACCAGCGCCGACAATGGCCTGCTTGACTTTCTGCAAGACAAACGGCTCTCCAGGGTCAATCACTGGGCTGGTCAATGCGTTAAGGACTGATCCCTGCACTGCGCCCGTACCAGCGGCCCCCAACAAACCCGCAGACGGAGCAGCACCGGACATGGGGACCGCCCTGCTCAATGGGGTCATCGCCACGGCTGCGGTTAGACCGCCCGCCTGGCCGGCTATGTTCGCTACTGGGTGCGCCTGCTCATAGGGCGCGTTCTGCGCCTCGAGGTTCCTTGCTCCGGTGCTGGCATCGTTGTAAAGCCAGTCACCAGCCTGTTGGATCGTCGGGCTGCCGGTCAATTTTCCGGCTTGTTGAATGCCGTACCCAGCTACTTGCTGGATCGCCAGCGCAGCTTGCCCAAAGGCTTTACCCGCTCCAGCCCCTACCGCCGCCCACGCCCCCGTAGGTTCTGACGTAAATCTTGCTGTATCTGTCCTCGCATACGCTGATGCGGGCATGGTTCCTCTCCCGCCACCAGCGCCCGTATCAAGCAGTTTTGATGGGGCAGAGTCGGCCTCGAATTGCGGGTCGATCTTAGATACTGTCTGCGGAGCGGACATATCAGGGATCGCCGCACGTTGACTTGGCGGGACTGCTGCAATATCCGCTTGCGCTACCCGCTCGCTGTCGGGCATGGTCATCGCCTCTTTCATCCTCGCTTGGGCCTCGGCCAAGGAAGGATGTGCCGCTCCAGCCGCCGCCGCCGCCGCTCCGCTCGGGTAGGTCTTTTTCGGCGGCGCGAGCCCTGCATCGGCGGCGAACTGGGGGTCGATCATTGCACCATGCCCATTGCTTTAAGGGCCGTGTAGTTTTCGCCGAGCTTCTGCCTGTCTTGCGGCGTCAGACTCTGAAGGAATGTCTTAGCTTCAGGGGTTCCTTTGATGCGCTCATATTGGATCGCTCGCGGATCAGCGATGGCTTCCAGCTGCTGACGACTCTGTTGATATGCCGTTGGATCACCTGTTCCTCCGTTCGCATACCGGAGCGGCATGAGTTTGTTCCTGATCCGCATGTTCATCTCGATCTGGGAAGCAACTTGCTGCGCCGCTTCTTTGATCGCGCCCTCGGGCATGTGCGTATTCGGTCGAGCAGCCATTAGCAGGGTCTGCTTCGCGTCTGTGGAGGCTGGCGTGGTCGTACCCAATTGGGCGATCTGCTTTTCCAAGAGCGCGTAGTTTTCCTGGTAACTCTTGCTGGCCGCGTCCTTGAACCCCAGCGCATTGAGCAGGCCGATCATGTAGTTCTGTTTTTCGGCTTCCGTGCCGACCGCCGCTGCTTTAGCCAGAGCCTGAATGTTCCCTGTCAGGCCTTGCTGCAAAGCACTACCTGTCGCTTGGTCCTGTAGCCCCTCGAAGTGCTTGCTCATGCCCTCCACAGTGCCTTGAATGGCCGCTTGTTGAGGAGCGGTCAAGCTCGTTGCAATTTTCCCGCCCGTTGGGGTTTGTGCTCCAGGCTTGATGTTGATTACCTGTTGTTCTGTCGGAGTCGTTACTGTCAATGGCGTAGGCGTCAGCATTCCTTGCTGCGTCGGTGGCGTTTGAACCATGCGCCCCGCACGATCCAAAGCAGCATCAATCTCGGGCTGCGTCTTGGCATTGCCGAGAATATGCCTGTCCATGAAACTGACAGCGGGGCCAAGCGTCGGATATTGCTGCATTAGACCCTGCATGGAGCCTGCGATTTTCTCCGGCGATTGCCCCCGCAATGAATACAACATGCTGGACACTTGGGTACGTCCTTGTTCATCCAGCGAGTTCACCGCTTGCTTCGCCAATGCCGCTTGTTGTTGGGTGGCAAACATTTGCTTGACGACTTCGCTCCCCGTCGTCGGCGCTACTTTCATCACGTCGGGCAGCAACTTGTTCCAGTCGATATTGCCTTGCGGGTCTTGATAGTCCGTAATCTTGCTCAGGACACCCTGAACTCCCTGCTTTTCCTGCAAATTGATCGCGCCCGTAGCAGCGGTTTGCTGTGCGATTTGGCTCTGAGCTTGTGTGCCAGCGATCCGCGCAGGAAGCGTTTCATTGCTCTCGATCAACTGATTCTTGAGAAGCCCGAGATTGCCCCACTGGTTGATGGAACCAGCAATGTCAATGGGCTTTGCAGATAAGGGGATGCTTGGATCAAGCGGCATTTATGGGCCTCCGTATCCGTAATCACCCGGGTTCATCGGGGGCTGGGTAACCCCGCCCCCTAGATACCCTCCGGCGCCCTTGCCTTGGTTCGCAAGCCAGTTCATGCCTGCAAACTGCCCCAGCCCTCCCGTAATCGCGTTGGCCGTCCCAACCTGCCCAGCGGCTTGTGCATTGCCGATGCCGGTCAGCGTGTTCCCGATGTTCTGCCCGACACCCGCCGAGATGTTGCCTTGACCAACGGCTGCGTTCGATCCGAGCGAGGCAATGCCGTATAGGCTGTTGAAGATATTGCCACGCTGCTGCTGGAAGTTGCTGAATGCGTTTTGATAGGCATTCCCGGCGTAGTTCTGCGCATACTGAATCCCGCTTTGCTGGGAGTTGCCGCCCAAGCCTCCGGCGGCACCAGACCTTTCCGCCGCGAGCTGACCTTGGCGCAGCATGAAGTCATAATTCGGGGCCAGTCCTGCTTGTAAATCCTGTGGCCCGAACTGATGAGTCATATAGCCCTGCATCTCGGGCGACCCAAGGGCGCTGATTGCGTTTTGGCCCCCAGTGACAAACGGCGCAATGTTCTTCTGCGTCGTGTCGAACATCGACTTTTGAGCATTGATGCTCGCTTGCCCTGCCTGGGCCTGGGTATCCGCCGCAGAACTCGCTGCGTTCGCCCCGAGCAGGGACGATCCCAGGGTTGCCCCCGCCATGATCGTTAGAGGGTCCATTCCCATTTAGGGCCTCACATAAACATGCCTGACGCCACCGTCAAGTGCGGGTTGTTCCGAGTGCATCCTGAATCCACCGGCTTTCAGGAACTTGATATGCTTCTTGTCCAGATGAGGTTCATTGATGGCGAATAGCGGGCCGCCATGTTCTTTGAACTTGTCGTCAAACTCAGCCTTCAAACGTCGAGCGATGGCCGGCGACCAGTTCCTTACCTGGGCGTGGACCCACGTCACTCCGAACGCATCCTGAAAACTCACTGAGTATTCCTTGTTATCGATGACGAGGACACCGAACATTATGCCCTCCATATACCATATTTTGGCTTACGACATGATCCCATTCGCCACCAAAGCGGCCCGGATGTTGTTGAGCAAGGCAACGATCCCATCAGCCTGTGCCGAGGTGGTGTAACCATAGGGGGCGACATTGGTCGATCCAGTATTGGCTACCGCCCCGCCCGAGGCATAGGCCGTTTGTGCTGCTTTGGTATTGCACCCAAATGCCCCGACGACCGTGAACGACCCCGGCGCCCCGGTAATGGGGATATTGGCTCCCGTAGTCACCAGCCCTTTGCCGTTCACTGTGTAACTGGCGACCTGGGTGCCGTTACCGAACGACCCCGGACTGGCGTTGACTGTTGCTAGAGTGGTCGCGGTGGTCCCTCCGGGGCTGGTTACATCGCCGGTCAGGATAGGATTGAGCGAGCTTGCAATAGCCCCCCCGGTACTTCCCGTGCCGCCGCTCGAGGTACTTACAGGAACGTTGGTGGTCAGGGCCTGGAACTGGGGCGAGATTAACCATAGCTGCCAGGTCGGCGTGATGTACCCCTGGTCATCGACAAATGGCCCCACAGGAAGGCGTATCGCAGGAGCGTTATTGATGCTCACGTAGCGCCCGCTTCGGCCTCGAGATCAGCAGAAACAATGACTGCTTTGATCGGGTCAGTGACCGAGACCTCGAAGATGCGGTCCCGCGCCAAGCCCAAACGTCGCCAGATCACCCGATTCTGGTATTGACCGATCAACCCGATGCTTTTCCAGACCTCGTTGGACCAAGTTGAGCCGCCGTCATTCGACCAACGAAGCATCGCTTGTGGGTTCGATCCTTGGCCGACCGATAAGCCTACCCCTGGCTGGAATTGAATCTGGAAGGTCGAGAAGTATTCCCGTTTGAAATCAGTCACCAGATGTGGGCATCTTCTCAAGCGCCGGATGGTCTGGCCGTCGTCTGTGTAAACGGTATTGGAGATCGTGTAAATCTTGCCGTTTACAAAGTCTCCAGCGATCCATTGGCCTTGGAACATGCACATGCAATTGACTCTGGATCGGTGCCATTGGCCGTAATTGTCAACCGATAGCCACTTGTGCCAGAGCTTGGTCGATAGGTCATAGACCCACGTCTTATCCTGCGTGGGGAACGTCAAGACGTAGAACTCGTGACCCTGCATCTGGTAAGTAAACCCCACCGCATCGTCGATGCGACCATTGAGAATGTCATTGGTGACCGCATGGGTGCTGATCTGGGTGAAGTTGAACCCATCGGCCATCAGCACTAAACCTTGGCCCCGCTCGTCCTGAGCCAGAAACGCGAAACTATCCCCGAGCGTGTAAATGGATTTAGGAGCCGCGCATCCGTGCTGCGTAGACGTACCGGGAATGATCGTAAATGGGAACGGAGAAGCGTTAGAATTGATCCACGCTTCGCTTGTTTTACTTCCCAATAGGTAGACAAGCCGGTTATTGACGATCAACGTTGCAATCGGGTCTGCGGCGGAGGTCTTTTCGCCATAGCCGAATGGCAAAATTGCCGCTGTCGGTGTCGTCAGACCCGTAGGATCGCCACCAGCCACGCCCGTCTGGTACTGCCAGGTACAGGTCCATTGCCTAGTGCCTGGGTTGTTGTAGACAATATAGCCGTCAACTTCGTCCGCGATTGTGCCCCCACTAAAGTACCCATCCGTAGGGGGTAGTTGAAGGAACGTGCTCGTATCCCAGTTGTAGTAATACCTGTTCGCACCGTCGCACCAATAACTACCCGCTCCGTTATCGGTGATGTGAACCGCCCCCGTGCTCGAGGACATCGTGCCGACCAGAGTGGCCGCCCAGGCACCGGTGATCGTGTAGACATTGGAACCCACGATGGCGAGTAGTTTGGTCTCGTCCGGGCTAGGCCTTAGTCCTCGGACTTCTCCTACCTGGGTGGTAACTTTCGCTGTCAGCCCCGGAGTGGGATACATCGTGTAGCGGCCCCGCTCTCCTCTGGGGTTATCTTGGCTGGCGATCTTGTTTGGGTCGATCTCGATGTACCAGTTAATCAGCTCCTGGTCGTCCTGATAGATCGACGGCGCGGTGTAGGAGGGACCAACGAATCCAAAGTCCATCACATCACCTGGCAGGTCGCTTCTTTGATCTTCTCGATGGCGATCTTGGCCGCCAGTCGGATGTTTTGCTGTAGCTGGGTATGGTCGAGGGCGTAGGAATTAGGGAAAAGCGTCCTTATCCACACCCAGGCGGACTTTCCTTCATCCCCCGCTTCCCGCCACATCATGGCGGGGTCTTTGAGTTCCTCGCAGATCCCGATCAGAAGGTCCTCGAGATCGCAGATCACTTTGATCTCGGTCGCATTGACCGTGATCCTGATATCCGGGTTGTCCCAATGCCTGGAAATGACGACCTTTTCCCGCGTCACCGGGACCGCGAATTTGTCAAGTTGGTCAAAACCGCTCATGGTTTCCAGAGCATGAAGACGACCAATAGACTGAGGCAGCGTCCGATGACGTTATTTGCGGTCTCCCAGACCCCGGCCCGGATCGTGTTACCCATAGTAGGGCCAACCACTGTAGCTTCCCCTTCGGTCTGAAACCCAGTAGTTTGGAATGCGCTATGTTGAAAGCTCATTTTCTAGCCGTCAGCGTCACGATCAGGTCTCTCCAAGCGTTCGTGTAATGGTTCATCCCGAACTGCTTGTACTCCCCGTTCCGCATTTCCAGTGCCTGATCCCAGGAACCGGCAATTACGTGGTCGAAGTGGCAGGTATAAGGAGCATGTGGAGCGTTGGCAGCACGCCAGTCCTTGTGCAGATATAACGGATACCACTGGCTCATGGGAGGCCATTGATGGGTTGGATCTCCGTAGGCGCATGAGTGGCTCCAGTTCGGGGTGACGATCATCGCGGTCGCGCCATTCTTCATCACCCTCCACAACTCGTTGAAGAACGCGATCCGCTCCGAGCCTGTCAGGTGTTCCACAAAGTGACTGGATCGCACCTCGTCCACTGAGTCATCCGCGTAGGGGATGCCTTGTCGGACGTCATGGACATGCTTCTGACCGAAGTCGATGGCGTCGATACCAATCCATCCCTCGGGGGTCGTTTTGCCGCACCCTATGTCGAGACGGACAACCTCGGGGACCACCTCCCCTTGGGGCGCTTCTACTTTGCGGAGGATCGAGCCTTTAGCCATGTTTCACCACGTCATGTCCGGTTGTCCAAACTTACCCTCCAGGTCGTAATGTCCGACCATAACGGAGCAGTCCACGGCACATCGGTAGCCGTGCTTACGAGCATCGGACCAGAAGTAGAGGTCTTGTGTAGAAACCCCGTTTTCGGTCTGTGTCTTGAACCAAGGCTTTCTGAGATCAGGGTCGCGGAACATATCGAGCCTCCAGAGGTTGAACCCCATCCCTGTGCCACAGCACTCAACCAGTTCACCGGGAATGGGAGGTTGTGGTCTGAAGTTGGTTGTTGCGTCTCGTGGATCGCCCCAAATCTGAGCGTGTCCACCCTCACCCTTGAGCCAGTAAAGGCCGCCGATGCAGTCATACTCGGGATGGTTCTCCATTCTTTCCAATAACTTGACAAGGCCGTCGGGTGGAACGATATTGTCATGCTCGATGGTCAGGATGTATTTGAACTTCGACAGATCCGGGTGTGCAAGGATGTTTTCGATGGCCGTTGAGTATGCCTCTCCGACCTCCATCCCGACACAGAACATCCTGTAAAGCTGGTTGTTCGGAGGTGCGTATAGGTTCATCCAACTGGCGACAGCCTTGGTTGGTACAGACCCAGCTGCTGGGATCAGCACGATGGTATCGAGCTTCTTCCACGCCGCCGTCTTCTTGACGCGACTGATCGACGCTTCCAAGTCAGCGTTGTGCTTCCCGAAGTCGGGAGCGACGATTTGAGGCTTCATGCTTTCACCCATGCAATCGCATTCGATACGCCACCTGTTCCTTTGATGGCGATACCACCAGCCCACCAAGTATCGGATGAAGATATCGTCCACGTCGGATCGAACGATCCCGAAGATCCTGGAGCTTGTTTCACCACGCTCAGTGTCTGTATGACGTTAAATTCGTCAATTTCGACAACTTGAATCCATGCCCCAGCCGGAGTAATTGTTTCAGTCGTCCCAAGACGGGTCATACATCCCAATATCAGATCGGTAGAGTCCGTCGTGTTGGGCAGGTTGGTATCGACACAATTCGTAGAAGTACCTGTCGTTCCTGTTGAAATCACGTCGATGTAACTAGCGTTTTGTCCGCTGACGTTGACGCAGCACACCGTCTCAAAAATGCCAGATCCGGCACTTCTGTTCACAGAAAGTGCGGTAGGAGCCGATGAGTACGTCACCGTGTAGATCAAACAACCGACAGCGTTATTTGTAGCTCCCAGCATATCGAGTCTAGGGGTGATGACGACACCCGATCCACCCGTAGCCGTGCAACTCCACGTTCCACTCCCCGTACCAGAGAACATCCCCGCCATGACAATGACAACGCCCCCCGCTGTCGGAGCATTGGTCAACGTGACCGTGACCCCGGCTACTCCGGAGCCCTGATTAGAGTTGAACGAGTCTACGGTTGGAGCGGTCATTTCTTAAGCCACTGTTCGAGTTGCTCCGCGAGCCACTTTCCAAGCATGTACAACAGAGGAAGCCCAACCGCTGAGAGTATCGCGTATGCCACTGGCAAGCCCTCCTAACATGACCCCCGCACCGAGCAGGAATCCAATGAAGCTGATGATCCTGAAATTCTGTGGCGCGCTCGGTAGACTTCCGCCAGATGCAAATTGAATAGCCCCGGCATCGCAGGGCGAAGACCTTAACTTCCCATCGTGGTCCGTGGCGATGCAGTCTGCTCCTGTGCCGCCGTTGCCAATTGCTGCCGACCCTGCACCGATGTGGAAACCGTCTCCGGTAAACACCATGGCTGCGGTACTCGTCAAGGTGTCTGTTCCGCTACATGCAAGACCACCCGTGCCATACCAGACGTTGTGAATCCACGATGTTCCTGGATCGCACATCCCAAAAGCTCGAGGGCCAACATTACCCGTCCATACTATGTTGCTTTGTCCGGAGCACTGACCATCTGCCGAGGCGGGACCGATCATCATGGTCATCTTGAATGTGTTGTATCGAAACGTCCTGTCAGAACAGACATCAGAATTCTGGAAATTGTAGTTGAAAACAAAGAATGCTGGCCCGAGGTCGGCGCCGAAAAAGTTATTCTCAAATAAAAGGTTTCTAGGTTTGGACCCTTGGAAATTGCTGAAGAAAATCTGCGATGTGGTGGAGAAGTTGTTGGTGAACGTACTGTTCCTGATCGTCACGCCGTTGATATTCCCGTCGATGCGGATAACCTCGAAGTGCTGCCCAGTGCTTGGCCCAGTCGGATTCTGTATGTGATCGAACAGCACCCCATCGAACAACAACGACCCGGCCCCAGTGTTGATCTGGAGCCCGTGGTCACAATTCGCGCCGCATGTGAAATTGGTGAACGAGCCGCCAATCCAACTGATGTTAGTTCCTCCCCAATCCATCTGCGCGCCGCTGAAATTGCAACTCCTGCACGTAATGTTGTTTCCTGACGAGTTGTTCCACGCTCCGCTCGAGGCCGTGATGTTCTGGATCTCGTACCAAGCGCCGTTAGATGTCAAGGTTCCAATGTTGGTCGTTGACTCAGCGATGATGGTGCATCCGGGAGCCGTCTTGACTGCGGTGATGGACTGCGCCCCATAAGTCCCTGCTTTCATGCGAATCGTGTCACCTGGAGTACACGCTGCGAGCGCTGCCTGCATGCTTGCACATGCCGCAGGATCGCTGTACGTCGTGGCGGGGCTCTGCCGTGTGCAGGTTCCTCCCGTGGTGTCGATCCACAGATTAGCCGTCTGCGCCGATACGGAACCAGCGAACAAGAGGAGCGCCAGAAACAGTCTCATACCGGCCCTACCTCAGTGGAAAAACCGCTCTCGCCATTCGCATTCACTGCGGTCAGGGCGTAGTAATTATTCTGGCCGCCGGGATTGGCTACCGTATATGTCGTGACGTTTCCCACATTGACGGGAGCCCCATAAGACCCCGACGATTTACCTGAATAAAACTTGTAGCTCGTCACATTATCACCAGCGGCATTCGCATTCCAGGCAAACGTGAATGACGGCTTATTATTCGATAACCACGGAATAAGATAAGCCATCAATCCACTCCGTCATTGAACCTTCAGCGTCGATGGTGCCGACGGTGCGAGCGCCGGAAACGTCTTGCACGCTTCAGACGAAAGCGCGCTCTCCTGTCCTGCAAGGGTTGCAGAAACCTGATAGCAGACCGTCGAGCCAGAAGCTAGACCAGTCGCGTCAGTGTAGGTCGTAGAAGTAGGCGAGGCAATCACCGTTTTCGTGGCGCCGGACAGTCCTCGGTAGACCTTGTACGCCAAGCCGCTTGCCGGGAGTGGCGTACCGTCCACGTAGGTAGTGGGAGCAGTCCATGTCAGAACGGCTTGGTTCGCCGCCTGTGCATAACTCGTAGAGGCTAGGCACGCTAGTGCCAGGATGAGAAGGTTGCGTTTCACGTTGTTTTTCCCTTTCGGTTTGCTCGAGCAGGAGGACGTCGAGCCAGTCCGTCATGCGTTCCTGAATACAACAGCGATTTGTCCTCGTTCCGCTGCCGTCCCAGTCTGATTGACTTGATTAAGCGAGTAGACACCCGACAGACCCGTAGAGGCTGCCGAGTACATACCACCACCGAATTGCAGGTTCTGACTCGTTGCCGTCGCGGCTCCGAACTCGGCGTAGTTGTTTGCCGAGAAAGCCATTTTCTGCCCATACATGGAGACGGTCTGTCCTAGTGCCGTCGTGGCCGTTCCGATGCTCGTATTGGCCGTGATGATGTTGAACCCGACGAAATACTCTCCGGGCGTCATCACGATGTTGGCTGGGATGCTGATCGGTCGCATTCCAGCTGCCTGAAGCTGGGTGTTTCCTGCCGAGTTGCTCGCGTAGGTATAGGTCGTCTGGGTCGATCCGCTGCTCGCCGAGGAAAGCGTCGATCCGTTACGGGTGAAGATCGCCCCGTAGATGCTCATGGCGATCCCGGCTGTATTGGCATTGGCTGCGCTATCCGCCGACCAATAGACAAGACCGTCCATACGTGTTGCGCTGACAGGCCAATCGATGGGGATATATCCGAAGGACACCGATCCGTTGCCGTGTGCCCCTACCGTATCCATCCCGATCATGCCTTGGGGATGGATGTATCGTGTTCTGTTAGATGCGCTGATCGAGATCGTGCTACCCGCAGAACTGACGGACAGACCACCTGCACCCACCAGGCTAGAAGTAGCGGGTACGGTCAGGCTGAAATTCAAGCCATTGCTATTCAGGGTCATCGACGCGGAGATATTCGCTCCGCCGGTAGTGGTTCCTGTACCTGCAAGGTCATGTGTAACACGCAAAGAGCCTAGGTTATTGCTGAAACTGATGCCGTTGCTGTTCTGGAAGACAAGCGTGGAGAAATTGCTCTGTGCCACACCCGCACTAAACGCCATCGGAGCCTGCACTGTGAGTGCGTTATGGCTTGCTGTTAGCGTGCCGTCGTTAGATAGACCGAAGGTGATGCCATTGGCGTTGGCAAAGTAAACCGTCCCGCTGTTGCGAGAGTTGGTACCTGCGGAGATCGCCGCCCCTCCAGCGCCACCACCGACGACTGTAGCCGTCAGTGTTGATCCAAACAGGCCGAAGGAAATACCTCCGCCGTCATTGAATACCAGCGATCCAAGATTGTTGGACGTCGTTCCTGCGCTGACGTTGATCGGGTTATTGGCGACCGTATTACCCGAGATCAACACCGATCCGTTGTTCACGCCGACAGAGATATTGCCGGCCCCGTTGAACTGTAAACCTCCTAAATTTAGCGTCCCCGTACTAGCCTGGGTCGTATTGCCTTGGGCGCTGGCGGTGACTGTTCCTACCCCCAGGCTGATCGTCGATCCGTTACTGGTTGCCGACAATGCTCCCGTCACGGCAAGACTGGTCAGCGTGGGGGCGCTGATCTGTACGGTTCCATTGGATACCCCTACCGTCATCCCTCCGTTGCCCTGGAAGCTCATTAGCCTGGCATCGACGGTCCCCGAGGTTGCATTGGTCGTATTTCCGACCGCGAACATCCCCATCGTCTGGTTGCTTTGCGCCACCGTCGCGGTTGCGGTAATCGTGCTTCCATTCATCCCGAACGAGACATTGTTCGAGTTGCTGAACACGACCGTCCCGGCGTTCTGGCTCGATCCTTGGCCGGAGACTGCGACACCGGCCCCAAGATTAGGCGCCGACACCGTTATTGCATTGCCAACCTGGCTTAATGTGATGTTGTTGCCGCCTGCAAGTGTCAAGACACCCGAAGAGACTTGCGCCAATGTGCCAGTTGTATTACCAGCCAGAGTGAAGTTGAATCGACTCTGCGTTTGGACGCTTTGCGTAGGAACCGTATAACTGGCAGTGATCGTATTATTGTTGTTGCCAAAACTGATGCCGTTGGAGTTTGCAAGAACCATCGTCCCCGATGTTCCCGTTGCCACTCCAGCGCCGAATCCCGCAATACCAGCATTCGGACCAGGCTGAACGGAGACCGTCATCGTCCCCTGATTCAGCCCAAAGGTCACACCGTTCGCATTGGCAAAAGAGACATTGCCGCTCGATTGCGTGCCGCCCTGGGCGATAACAGCAATACCTGTCCCCGTAGCGTTATTGACCGAACCTGTTAGGACTCCGTTACTTAGACCGAAACTGATCCCGTTTCCATTGGCGAACGAAACCGTGCCCCCCGACTGAATGCTGCCTTGTGCCGATACCACAACCCCTTGCAACGCTTCCTGCTCGAGTTGCGTCAGGTTGGAGTCCATCTCGCTCCAGGTGAGCGGGGACCCTTTCCCTTGTCTGGTGGTAACTGGCATGATTGTCCTTAGGTGCTCATCAGCGTGAACAGGGGCATGATGTTGATTGTATTAGCCACCCCGCTTAAATGGATACTGCTCGGGAGGACCGTTCCTGAGAAGTTGGCCGAGTTGGTCGAGGTCATCACGCCGAATCCAGAGTGATAGTACGTGTCTGTCGTGATGTTCCCTGAAATCACACCGAGCGGCGCCACCGAGTTGATGACTCCCATGACGTTACCCACCATGTGCATCTGTACGCCGACCGAGAACTGTGTGGTGGATGATCTGTTGTGCACGCCCAGCCAATACAGCCCCGGCTGAAGCGTCATCTGACCGCCCATCTGCATATCGACCATCCGTAGACCCACAGTGCCCATCAGGGACTGCGCCTGAGCCGTTGTCGTCGCAGTCGTCGTGTTGTAGCCATATCCCGAGGTGCTCGTCGCGGTGGCGTAGCTGAACGTGGCATTCGTGCTGCTCAGAGTGGCGGCGAATGACATCGAATTTGAGCTAATCAGGGAGAGGGTCTGAGCGTTGTTGCTGTAGACGCCCCATCGTTGAGTCGCCGAGAAACCACCCGTCGCGTTGGTTGCTGAGGTCAGCACGGACATGCTGCTCAGGAACCGCACCTGATTGAAAATGACCGGATCTTCGACGCTGAACGGAAACACCCATGCTGAACCGGTACTTACAAAACCCGTGCCGAATGTCTGGCTTGATGTGCTGGCTGGGTAATATGGAACGTAAGTCGAGTTGGCGGCCTTATAGACGCTGATCGTGGATCCATTGCTGCTGATGCTAAGCCCGCTCGCTCCGACAAGGCTGGATGTGGCTGGCGCCGAGACTTGGATCGTACCGTTACTAAAGCCCATCGTCATCGCGCCGCCACCACTGAACGACAGCACGTCCAGGTTCATTGCGGTGCTGCTGTTCTGCGTGGTCTGCGCACCAAGGGCGAATAAAGAGCCTCTTAGCTCGGTCAGCGCGATCTGACCTCCGGTATTAGTCCAGCTCGCATAGGCGTTATCGCTAAAACTCAGCGTCTGGAAAGCACTCGATCCACCCGCCGCAGAAAATGCCTGATTGCTCTGGCTGGTCAGGGCGTTATGCGATCCGACCACCGTATGCGAACCCGCCCCCGTAGACAGGGATAGGGTGATCCCGTTCAGATTCGTGAATGCGAGCCGCCCAATGGTGCCGCTCGTAGCGTTGTCCGACACCGTGACCGCTGCGCCACCACCGCTCGGCACTGAAATGATGATGCTCGAGCCACCTGCCGAGGTGGACAGACCGACCGAAGCGATGCCTAGCCCTTGGAACGTGAGCGACCGCGCATCGACGGTCATCCCCGAGGTGTTGCTGGTCGTGTTCCCAGTGATCGCCATCGATAGCGTCTGGTTGGTCTGAGCCGGGTTTCCGCTGAACTGGATGTACTGGCTCGCCCCGTTGACCGAACGGCTAATCGTGATGTTCCCGGCATTACTAAAATAAATGGTGCCGCTGGTATAGGTCGTATCCGAGGCGACCGCACCACCTAGTCCTGCACCCGCAGCGTTTCCGGTCAATGCAAGGTTCACCCCCGCACTGTTGATCGTCATCGCCCCGGTGATGTTGTTCCCGGCAAAGGTTGTCCCTGTTCCCGCTAGGCCCGTGCCATTGAACTTGATGCCCGCGGTGTCGAGCGTGATCGACGCCAGTCCGGTCACCGATGTTCCGGTGCCGGCATTGATAGGAACGCTCATCCAGATGGTGTTAGGCCCACCGCCGGCTGTACTTTGGCTGGCCGTGATACCACCGGACCCGGCGAATACCCAGTCAATTCCCGTGCTGACGCCGGTATTTCCAAGCGTGTTCCCGGTATTACTGACACCTAGTGCCTTGATCGCGCTTTGGTTGGTCTGGGCATAGGTCGTGATCCATGCCGGCACACCGAGACTCAAGCCTGCGGTGTCGTGAGTGCCGACAAGGACCGAGCCCGCAGTAGCCCCCGTAGTAAAGCCTGTCCGGGCGATGTTTCCACTAGCTTGTGTCTGGACAGTCTGGGCTGGGTTGGCGCTGATCTGCACATACTGGCTCGCGCCGTTCACACTGCTGTTCAGCGTGACATTCGCTTGGGCGGAGAAAATGACCGTCCCGCTGCTGTAGGTGGTGTTCGAGACACCAATCCCGCTAATTGCGGTCTGCGCTCCACCCGCGTTAGCCCCGCTGATCGTGATGGCGTTTCCATCTTGGCTCAAGGTGACGTTATTTCCACCGGCCAGGGTCATCACGCCCGAGCTTATGAGGATGTAGCCTGCTCCACCGGATGTGCTGTTACTTGCCAGCGTGAGATTGAATCGGCTCTGTGTTTGTACCGACTGAACAGGCACCGACACCAAGATGCTTGATCCGGTATTCGTGGTGCTCATGCCGACAGAAGCCGCGCCGTAGCCCTGGAAGGACACGCTCCGAGCGTCGAACGTCATCCCAGACGTGTTGCCTACCGTGTTGCTGCTGACAATGGCCGATAGGGTCTGGTTGGTCTGCGCGACAGGCGCAGGCGCAGTGATCGACAAGTTCAATCCTGCCGTGTTGTGGGTCATCGAGATCCCCACGTTCGCACCTGCCGACCCTGACGATGTGCCGGCGAGCCCCGTACCGTTGAACTTCAGTCCAATGCTATCAAGTGTGATCGATGCCGCACCGGTAACGCTCGTTCCAGTACCCGCAAACTTAGTCGTATTGGCGCTCGGGAAGGCATTGGACGTGATCGAGCTAGTGTTGCTGGTGTATTGGAGGTCGTGCGTGACCCGTACAGACCCAGCGTTATTACTGAAACTGAAGCCGTTTGAGTCTTGGAACTGGAGCGTCGAGAAGTTGCTGGAAGCAGCACCGGCTGAAAACGCAACCGGCTGCACAGTCTGTGCAAAGGTCGCTGTCGCGGTGATCGTTGATGCATTAACCCCGAAACTGACGTTATTGGAGTTGGCAAAGACGATAGAGCCCGTAGACCCGTTGATGCTGACCATGTTCTGGGTCTGCACCGTTTGAGCCGGGGAGTTGAACCGAATGACGCTACCAGAACCTGTCAGGGTCATAGCGCCATCAGCAGATAGGACAATATTTGTCCCGCTGACGGTGCTGGCGTTGGCTGTATTGCCGGAGAGCGTGAAATACTGGTTGTGCGCCGAGTTCCAATCGCTCGGGCGCACCAGATTTGTAGCGGCCACAGTCTGGGTTGATCCCTGACTGTTGAAGATCGTCACCGTCCCGGTGAAGTCCCCAATGGTGTCCGTCTTGATGTGGGAGACGGCCATTAGCTGAACTCTTGGATCGCCAGCGTCGATGCCGACGCACAGATGGCGTTAATGGCCCCCGCATAGAACGTATATCGGTCCATCGTCCAAGAACCACCCGCCAACAAAGCAATACCGCTGTTAGCCACGGCGTCAACGCCTAGACCAAAGAACACCGTCACTGACCCTACGTTGGTGATGACCAGGCTGGTCCGGTTCGCGTTCGCTGCTACTGCTGTTCCTGATGCGTTGGTGACGCTGTAAGTCGCCGGGTTGTTGGGCGTGATCGTGGGATTTCCGGTAACGACCGAGAGATTCCCACCCGCGTCGGCTTTGGCAGTGACATATCCCAGACTCGAGGGCTGCCAGAGCATCGGGACAAAGAATGGCTCCGCCGTGGTGCCTTTGGTCTCGTAGTACCCAATGGCGGCGCCTGTCTTGGGGTTGATCGAGGTAATGGTCAATTGAACCCACCACTCAAGATCCATCCCGCGTCATTGGGTCTTCCGCTCATGATGACGGGATCGAACTTCGCCACCTGCTGGGGCTGCATGTTCATCTTCTTGATAATGCCGCGCCACTTCTTTGCCTGGGCTTCAATCATGCTGACCATCAACTGGTTGGCTTTCCCGAACTCAGGCATCAGAAGCTCTGCAAGCTGCCAGCGCATCCACATGGTGTAGCCCTGTGGCATCTGAATCGTATCCTGGAGCGTGTTGAACCTCTGCAGAACAGTGTCCGTATACAGGTGAACCTCTCCGCTCGATGGGTTGGGCCAGAACGTCAGGTTTCCGTATAACTCTGAGGGCTGGTAATAGACCGCCCGGGGCCAGGGTCCGTTGAGGTTCTTTAGCCCGATCAGCTTGTAGTCCTCTACCGAGAGGACTTGCATGGGGTAGTCGATATTCGCTACCCGAGTGAAGCCTGAATTGATTCTCAGTGGACGGGCGTAATAGGCGTTGATCGTCGTTGATGCGGTAGTCTGGTACAGGTTGGAGATGTAGGTCCCTTGGGCATTGGTTCCCTGACCTCCAGAACCCGTTTCAAACCCAATGATCGTTCCGCCCGTAGATAGGGTTTGTCCTAGCGTGATCGCCCCGCTGGTAAGGCTCGAGACTGTGACAATGTAGCCGTCCTGGGACCCCGTAAAAATCGCTCCCGTCGTTCCCCCGGGTCCTATGGTGTATTGATAGGTGTTCGGAACAATGGGGAAGACGATTTCCGAGGTGTAGTGGAGTAGATGCCGCTCGTTGCTCGAGGACTCCATCAGATCGTTGAGCATGTCGAAGCAGTCATTGGCGGTCATGGAATCCGGCTCTTCACCGGACGCCAAAGCACCAATGGTCCTCAAGGACCGCTTGACGATATCGTAGGGCGTGGTGACCCAGATCCCGATAGCGCCAGGATCGTAGGTGTAGCCCCCTACCCAGTAACCAGGGACGACATACGGCACATCAGTTCCCCATCATGATCTGCCAGGACGTGCCGTCACTGACCAGATAGGCCCACTTCCCACCCGTGGCAGCGAGAATCGCTGTTCCTGCTGAGCCACCAACAAGCGGCACGACATTACTGGTCGCACTCACAACCGTGAAGGCTGCAATGGTGCGAAGGACCAATTCACGGCCCTTGTTTGCCGAGGCTGTAGGTAGCGTGACCGTACATGTCTGGCTCGCGTTGTTGAAGATCAGCCACGTATCCGTCGCAAGCACGGAATAGGTATTGGCCGTGATCGCTGCCGCGATGCCTCGATCAACATAGGTGAAAGCAGCGATGCTCGGCGTGGTCTGGCCGATAGCCGTGCCATCAATGGTGCCGCCAGTCGTCGCGGTAGTGCCGTTCAGGACGAGCGGGACATTGTTTGGCCCGTAGGCTTGTAGCAGATTACCGCTGTTATCGAACGACCCTAGAACGGGCTGAAGGTTCGTTGCGGTCTGGATATTGGGGCCTGGGTTGGACATTGGCTTTCCTAAGCCCCAGGCTTACAAGACAGCGAGAGGCGTGAAGTAAATGATGGACGGGCCAGCCGCCGATGCGATAGCAGAGATGCAGAAACCGTTGGCAGGAACCGCAACGACTCTGGGTTGCGTCATGTTCGCTGGGAGCATGAAACTGTTGGGAACCGTAGGCGTTCCGCCGACAGGGAACACCAGCGTGGGCGTGGCAGCCGTGGAGGCCCACGGCGCCAGCACCACACAGACCTGAGTAGACCCCGAGTTGTAGAACTCCGCAAACTGCGCGTTGTCGCCTTGCACTGGAGCCACAGCAATGGCCGTGGCCTGGGTATTGGCCACTGACAGCGCATAGGTGGGGCCTACGGGCTTGACCGCGAAGGTCTGGCTCATGCCGGCTCTAGCGTGATCTGCACCAGCCCCACGGCGTTGGTCTGCGTCCCGGTAAAGAGCAGTCCGATACCATCCCCAGGCGCCAGCGTGAGGGCGCTTTGGGTCGTGGTCAGGGTGATGATCTGGTTCGTGTCCACCGCGACCGTGCCGCTGGTCAGGTCAAATGCCCCGCCAGCCAGCGAGTCAGCCGCATGGAGCAGCGTGCCAGAGCCTACAGCGGTGCCCGAAGGCACCTTGTAGAAACTGATCCGACACGCTCCGGCAGAGACTACGCGGATACGGCCTCGGATATCGACCACTTGCATCGGGAACGTCGCAATGAACACGGTCTGCGTGACCGTGGTCGCCACATAGGGTACGGAAACAACCTCTCCGACCCAAGTGGCGTTGGTAGCCCCTAGGATTCTTCCGGTGCCCATAGTGGCTCCTTAGCTCAGGTCGTAACCGTAGAGGTACACGTCCACCAAACCACCCGCGACAGCGGTATCGACGTTCACATACAGAGTGCCAACGTTGCTGATCGCCGTTGCCGCGTTGGTGGCTGCGGTGATCTTGACGTAAGCCGCCGTGCTTTGCGAGGTCATCGCTGCGGTGGTCAGGACCGTCGTCCCCGTTTTGCTGGGCCCGGTGTAGATGCCCCGCGTCGCCGTGGAGATGTCCACCACCGTGCCCGAGCTGTTCGCGGTCACGATATTGGCTGGACACATCAGCCCGGTCCCCGTCAGCATGTTCATCGGGGTATCACCGATCACGCCGACGTTCACTGCCTTGGCATAGGCGAGGAGCCTATACGCGTTCTGCGGGGCAATGACGTAGTTGGGGGTAACGGTAGAAGCTGCGCCTGGATTTGCCATGATGCCTCCTTAAGCAGCGACGCGGCAGGCCAGCTCGGGATAGAGCGGGGCCCAGCCATACAGCACATCGAGACGGGTCGGGATGCTGTCGTTGTTGATGGTGTACTGTCGGACCACCCGGATGCTGAGTCCGACCTCCTTATCCGAGGCTCGCCCGGCGAAATGGACGCCCTCTGGGAGCTCCAGATCGGCCATCGCCACCGTGAAGGCGTTGCGGTGCATCAGGATGTTCTGCGGAGAGACCACCGCCGTCGCCGTGGTCGCAGCCACCGAGAAGGGGGTGACCACCGCCGAAGCGTTGGTAGAACCCACTGACACGTTCTGGAACTGACCGCCCTTGATGACCGCCGGAGAGCAGATCACCGAGTACGTACCGCCGTTCGCGCCCGTCACAGCTTGGGTGACCACGAAGTTACGGAGGCGGTTCGATCCATACGCCTGGCGGTTCTGCGGGTTGACCGCATACACACCTGCGATGGTGAACGTGTCACCGACACCCCAGTTGATGGTCTGGGTCGGATCCTTGAACGTCAGGGTCGAGGTGCTCGCCCAGCCGGTGTTGATACCGAATGCCGCTGCCGTGGTGTCGATGGTGATCGTGCCGACCGTCGTGGCCCAGGAGGTGAACGTGTGAGAAACCACGTTCTGGTCCATGCGCCAGTTCATGCCACCGGAGTCCCGACCCATCAGGCCTTTGCGGTATTGCTCGCTGATCGCCCCATCCGGGACAAACAGACCCTTCAAGCTGTCCACGATGGTCGCGGAGGTGAACGGCTCCACGACGACCGCGCGCCGGCCATCCCGTGGGGCCCCTTCTGCATCCAGATAAGCACCAGCGGTCAGGTAGGTGATTAGACCCGTGGGAGGCGTCCCCGCAACACCGACGATGTTCGCCGTATTGTTCTTCGCCATCACCAGGCCGTCGCGGTCCACCCGGTTCGCAATCGCTGCGATGGCAGGCTTCAGCACTCGGTCGCTGAACATATCCAGCGAAAGGGCCAGGTCCTGCGTGGTGAACTGGGTATCGACGTGGAACTGGGTCGTGAGCGTGACGGGGACCGAACTCTCGTAAAAGTCCTCGACGTTCAGCGCCGGACCCGAGGTCCCGACGAAACGGCCAGGGCGGCGGACGTTGACCGTGTTACCGATCTTCGCACCGACCACTGCGAACTGGTCGTCATATTCACGATCGACCTCGCGCGTGAACGTGAGTTCGTTTTCCAAGACCATCAACGCTTCGTTGGTGATCTTGCTGATAGTCAGAAGCGTGTTAGACACGGCCTCTCCTTTCGTTAGAAACAATTCGGCTTGCGCCGTCCTGCCTCGCTAACGCGGAGGTTTTGCGGTGTCCCGAGATGACGCTTCGGTGGGCGAATGAGCCATTAACCCGGCTCAGGGTTGATATTACACCCTATCTGCCGAGTTTTCCAGCTTTTCTTAGTGCTTTCCAGTCTGCATAACTACCCGTGAACTCACCCGAGGCGTCGAGTTTGTCGTCCGCAGCCACCGATGAGGCCCGAATAGGCGTGATCGGCTCTGGAGGGCGAGTTCTAGGCTTTTCAGCCTTGGTTTCTGGCTTGGTTTCAGCCTTCGGCTCTGTCTTTTCCAGTTTCGCCTCGAGCCTGCCAAGGTATTTCAGAGCCCGCTGGGGGCTCATCTCGTTCAATTCTGCCACCTCGTCCCGATGGGAGGCTAGGTGATACAGAATCCGTGCGCTCTGATCGCTATCGAGGATAGTGTCGCGGATCAGGTCATTCACGGACAGGTCCGAAGCACTACTCAGCACGTCGTGATAGTCCGGGATCTCATCGGAAATAGCCTTCACACGCTCGGCATGGGCGCGTATGGTCTCTTTGAGAGCCCGTTCCCGGTCATTCTTGGCCTGTTCCCTCTTTTCGGTGGTGATGGTCTCACGGGCTTTCCACTCGGCCAGGTCTTCCCAATACTTCTGGTTGTCGGTGTAGTCCGCAGGGTTGGGTTTAGGGCCGATTTCAGGGTCGATCTTCTGAGGTTTCCCCTTTTCCTCGTATTCCTTGATCTTGGCCTCGAGTTCACGGGCTTTAGCTTCTGCGGCTTGTCGGGCTTCCTCGGCTTGCCGTTTCTCAGCACCTAGTTTCTTGAAGCGATCATTGATATCCGGTCGCTTGGGCTTCTTTTCTTCTTCTTCCTCGACCAGTTCCGCTTGAACAGGCTCTTTTGCGTCCTCGGGCGGTTCTTCCTTGGGCTCCGGCTTGGGGTCAGGCGTGACCAATCCTAGCCGCTTGGCCATGAACTCGGCCCGGTTTTCCCCGGTGACGACGTTAGATGCGACTCGTTCTGCGGTCTCGCTCATATGGCTCTCTCGGTGGTTTCTTCGCTGGCCTGGTCGGCGTTTTCAGCATCAATCTTCGCTAGGGCTAGTGCAAAGGCGCCCTTGATCTGCTCGATCAGGATCGCGTTGCGGTTCTTCATGCCCTGCACTTCCTTGTCGGTCTGGGTCTTGAGCACCGTGTCATGCGCCGTGGTGTGAGTCTTCAGCTCGGCATCACGTAGCTCGGTCTCGGCCCGGCGCTCCACATCGTGAGCGCGGACAGTAACGTCCATCAACTTGCGCTTGGTCTCTCCCTCTTGTCTCAATTGCTCCACGTCCTGACGGCTCTTGATGAGCATTCCAGCCTGCTGTAGCTGCTGCTGTAGTTGCTGGATTTGCCCAGCTTGGGCCTTGAGTTTCATCTGAATCTCAGGAGGAATCTCGGCGGCGTCCATGTCTATCTGGGCCAGCGGGTTAGCTGCTGCGAGTCTGTCCGCGATCACATCCGCACCCGGGAAGTCCATGTTGCGGAACACCAAGTCCCCCGCGACTTTCATCAGCTCCTCGTTCTTGCCCAAGAGCGGGAGCATCGCAGTCACGGCTTCTTGCCGTTTGGTGGAGTAACCCGGACCTGTATCCATGACCACGGCATATTCGCCTACGGTCACGTCGTTGATGACTTCTTCGATAGGTCCCGGCGTATTTTGACCTGGGGAGGGGTTCTGTTGGTTAATCGCCAGAACCTTGGCTGAACCGTCGTCACCCAGTATGCGAACAATACGTCCTGGCTCATTGTAGTAATGCGGGATAAGATCTAGAAGGACCCGTCCCACTTGCGCCATCGACCTGGTGAGATTGTCGTAGTAGTTGAAGGTAGAGTTATTGGATTGCTGCCGCTCGGCGTTGAGCGCCTTACCGCTTTGATTACCTCCGATCCTAACTGCTGGATCAACAATTCCAAGGACGGCGGATAGGTCTTCGCCGATGGTTTGCGCAGCGACCATGACCCCAGACGGCGGTGGTTCAGGTTGCAACCTCTGAGGAGGCGTCGGTACAGGCTGTCCATCGCTGTCAGTCTGCTTGTAGCGGAGATACGGGAACGCCGAGATGTTTGCATTGGCCCATTCCTTTTCGTGTCCTTCATCTTGACCCTCGGCCATCACCCATTTGGCCTTGGGCGCCAGGGCGACGGATTCGGTCATCGCGGTACGCCAGAAGTTGTACATTCGGGCCGGGTCGCGGGCGTTTCTGACCAGCCCCGATCTGTGTCTCTTGCCGTCCACGAAGATGGTCTTACCGTAGACCGGGATGATGGGCAGATACTTCCCGGGCAGGATCTTGTGCTCGAGGATCTCCAGCGCAGTAAGTTTCCACCAGTGCAGCTCTTTCTGCATCGAGGTGCGCTTACCAACAACCACTAGCCCGGGCGGGATGGTTTCACCTTCGTAGGCAGTCGTCCCGTCCGACAACTGGAGCAGGGTCCGCTTCTTCCGCTCTATCCGGTAATACTCCGCGATCCTGATCTCTTCCTTGTTCAGCCACGTCCTGTAGGAGTCGCCGGTCCCGTGCTGGTTGAAGTTTGCCCCCGTGTCCGCTCCTGGGTACATTCTCTTGAATGCGTGCTTGCTCATCATGTCCGTGATGAGGCACTCCTCGGCGTCGCTTCCGTCCGGCCATTGGCTGTTCGGGTCCAGATACACCGAAAACGGATTCTCGATAGGGCATAGGTACAGGTCCTGCTCGAAGCTGTCATCCCGGCAATAGTCCGCCAAGACTCTGATATAGCCCTCGCCACACGTCGCTGCTAGGCCGAATGCCGTGTCATAGGCCAGATCACCGCCGCCCCGGTTGTTCTCGATGTGGCGGATCAAGCCTTGGATGACGTCCGCGACCTTCTTGGTCGTCCCCGCCCCGACAGGATCGACCTTGATGCGGGGTCTTTGTTGTCTCTGCTCGTTCTCGACGCTGGTGATGTAGGCGTCGGTCTTGTTGATCGTGAGACAAGGACGCTGCTCCAGTTTGCGGCTATTCTGGACCTCGGCGGGCCATTGTTGTCCGTTCCTGAAGCGAATGTCTTCCAATGCTTCACGACGGTTATCGCTGCTGGCTTCTTCGCACAGACGCAGAAACTGCACCGCGCGGTCGATGACCCCTCGGCCTTCAGTGACCAATTCTTCTAGGACATCCATGCTGCGGCGCTCGCCAGCCTCTCAATAGGTTGGGGCTTGGTCTGTTTTCTCGGGTTGACCATGCCGGGGAACAATTCGGTTAACCCCCAGATGAGCGCATCGGCTCGGTTAGGGCTTCCATGCCCGGTATAGCCTAGCGTGCTGAACCCGGCCAGTTCATCTTCAAGCTCGCGGAAGTAGCCTACGTGCCTGATCTTGCCCTGCTCGTATAAGGACGAGAATGGCTCGGCCCTCACGACTTTCCCTCGGGACGCTGTAACTGCCTTGAACGGAGTCCTTTGCCGGGCTGCCTGGATGACCGTCTGGACCATCGCTCCGCCGAAGTTGGTTTCAGCCACGATAACATCTGCTCGGTGTCGGTCAAACGCGGTGGTGGCGATATTGCCCCAGGTGTTGGGACCTGCTTTGACGGTGCAGTCCTCGAGGACGTAGCAGTTGCCGTCTGTGCCAAGTCCGACGACCAGGATGCCAATTGCGTCATTGTCCACGTTATCGGTGTCACCGGACCCGCTAGGATCGACGGCCACCACGATGCGCTGCCATTCGGGTAGATCACCGTCCAAGTGCCTCCAGCGTTCGATGTGCTCCTCGGGGAATAGAGCGTTCGGGGTTGCGTCTGCGAACTCACCACGCAGGAACCGCTTCTGAAGCCTGGCTGACAAGCCCTTCAGGGTCTGGTCGATGTAGTCCGCCGGCAGGTTGTCCAGATTATCCGTGGGGTTCATCTGCATGGCCTTGTAGCGACCATTAGCAGGCAAGGGCAGGTTCGTCTCTGGGTCTACGCCCTGGATGAAAAGCCTGTACGTCCAATGGGCTTTACTGGGTGGGTTGCAGTCGTAGTACATCTTCCGGGCCAGCTGCTTGGGTTCCCTATCCTCGATCTGGGTCTGCGCCACCTGAGCTAGGCGGGTCACCACCAGCCCCACGCTCGGCCAAGGGATCTGAGAGCATTCGTTCAAGAAGATCGTGGCGAATTCCAGGCCGAGGATCTTCTCCGTGCGCTCTTTGTCGTCTAATCCACCAAGCCAGATTTCCGATCCATTCTCTAGGCGGAAGTACCCAGGTCGCTCCTGCCACCTGGTCTCGATCTGGGGATAGCACAGTCTCAGCACCTTGGGCATGGTGTCCAGCGCCACGGACTGGACGACCGCGTTGTATCGAAACCGCAGGATGGCGTGTCTTGACCCCGGGGCCTTGATCGCTCTGGCCAAGATGGCCCGGCATAGCAGGAAGGTTTTCCCGGATCTGCTCCCGCCAAAGAGCATGATGTTCTCGGCCTGACTGCCAAGCAGGCGTTGTGCTTCTTCCTGCTTGGCGGTGAACTTCACAGGTCCTCGTCGCTCGGTGTCATGCCCACGACCTTAAAGGCTTTGCCATCGGCATTTGCCAGCTCGGTGCGGGCCAGCTTTGGGATGTGATATTCAACGACGTCCATGAAGCAGCGCCAAGCCACTACGGGGCCGTGCTTCTCGTCCTGCGCGATCTCTTGGAGCCAGCCCTCCAACCTATGGGCGTTGCCATCCACCAGCTTGGCAATGGCCTCACGGGCCAGCGTAGTGGTCTTGTTGGGCACACCTGCTGGGCGACCCTTGCCTCTGTTACCCGCAGACTTGCCTAAATTGTGCTCGCTCACCAGTGTTTACCCTTGCTCATCTTTTCCACTTCCATTCCCTTTGGTGCTGGGATGGCTGCTCTGGCTTCTTAGGCTCGGGCAGTTTAGCCTCCTCAGGAGGCTTGGGGTTTTCTTTCTTCGGCGGATAGTCCCATTTCGGGAAGTTGTCAAAGACGCTCATTGAAGTACGCCGACAATATCCTTGTCCTGAATCACCAGGTATTGGTCGAGCTTGGCATATTCAAACTCGCCAATCAGCACCGTATCCCCGGGTTTAACCTGGTCGCGGTCCACATCCGCCCCGACCTCGATGACCGTGCACTTGATGCCAAGTTGAGCTTGGCTGTCGTGGATTCCCGTCCGCTTCAAGACGACCACGCCAGAGGATGTAACGTCGTCGCGCTGCTGCTCAGGCAGCACGAGCATACGGTCGCGCAGTGGCTTGACCAGTTTCATGGCGCGGATGGTACACCGATCTGCTGGATAACGTCTAGTGCTTGTGTCTGGTCAGAAATAACCCATACTGGGCCCCCGTTCCATTGCCCAGCCCATTCCCTTTGCTGAGGGGTCAATAATCTGGCTGATGGTGGTTTACGTCCATCCTTGATCTCGAATAGCAGAGTGCGCCCGCGATAGCCTACCAATAGGTCCGGCACTCCGCCGCCAACGCTCGCCAGGGATGTAACTGTGCATCCCGCCTGGCGCAGCATATCGACTATCTCTTGCTGGTTGGCGTCCACTCTTGGCCTTTTTCGCATAGCCTATGCCACCATACCCTGACCGTGGACCTTGCCGCGTGCGCCTCGAGCGAGGCCCGCTTGCAGCTTGACCCCGTAGCGATCAAGATCAGGGCGCATAAGGTACGCTCATTGGGCATTTGCCCTCTGGCCATAGAACCTTGGTAGCGTCTATAACCTGTGCGTTCTTGTGGTCCCGCCTCGCATTGTGGGTCGTGGGGATCGGCATGTTCACGGTCCAGCGTAGGCATGACTTACATTGTGCAGTGGCTCGCTCAGGAACACAACGGATCATTTTTGCGGTAAATGACGCGCCCAATATACAGGGCAATCTTCGCCATCACTTCCCTTCATGTAAGAACGCGGCGGAGGCCAACTCCAGGAATAGTTATTTGTCATGCAACTAGGAATCAATGGACGATCTGGATTCGGAGCATGGCAAGGATGAATTGAGTCCTTTCTCACCGTATGTCTACCAAGGCTATCAGGCGGGACTCCATACCATTTGCATGTCTTGCAAGTCATCGCCTCATCGCCTCTATGCTGGCACGTAACTGTGCCTGATATATCGCCTCGCGGTCCTGTTCCAGCTTCTCAGCCGGAGGAGGGATCTCCGCCCCATCCCATCGCTGCTGGTGCAGATATACCAAAGGGGCTGGGATGTATGCCCCGCCTTCTTTGAGCCAATCCGCCGTAGTTTTGAGCCAGCGGATATGAGCGAGGATAGTTTCGCTCTGCGATTCATGGTGCCGGGTTATCCACACTTTCAGGCATTGCGACTTGGCCCCTTTCCTGCTGTATCTCTCCGAATTCCTGGGCCATTCTCTCCAGAATAACTCGAATCCTTCCATATTAGCGCCCCAAAACCTGTATTAACAAATCCTTGAATTTGTCTCTTAGTTCTTCCTCGCGCCTTAATCTGTTTTCTCTTTCTTCCCTTAGATATTTGACTTGTTCTTCTAGCTGCTTCTTCTCCCCTAGCAGCTTGTCGTACTCTACTTTCCAGTCCTTTGCCATCGTATTCTCCATATCCCAAGCGGTTCAGGACGCACCTAGCCTTAGCCAGGTGCCTTAACGATTACATCCCAGTGCGGACGAGGATCGACCCGCCAGCCGTTCGTGGGGAGGGCGCTAGCTTCGCCACC